TTGCAGGAGCGCGATATTGGTATTGGCTTGTGCAGACACCATTTCGTCGGTTGCAGGCGACTGTGGGGTGATTGTGGCGGACGTTTCCGCAATATTGCCATTGTCGTAGGCTCGGCGACCGGAATAGTTGCGGTCGTAGTTGACGAGGGCTTTGAGTAGTTGCGGATTGTTCATCATCATCGCCTGGGTGGTCTCGCGTCCGATTACCAGTTCAGGCCCGTTCTCGGCTACGAGGGACGGTTGGCCGTTGATAGTAGTGGCAGTAGGCTGCGTGAGGAGCGACACGCCATCGTGAGGCTTATTGTCCTCGGTCGCCCAATAGAGACTACCGTCGTTACCAACAAACGGACGGAGGTCTTGCACGTTGCCGGAGTCATAGGTGAGCATACCAGACACGACCTTAGTATTAGGACCTTTGGTGGAGTTTTTCTTTTTTCCCCCAAAAGCCGAACCTAAAGCCCACTGGAGCAAACCCATAAGAGTTGACATCACTACAGCGCCGGCGATAGGGCCGGCGATCGGACCCAGGAAATCAAAGCACTTTGCTATTGCTCCAGCGATAGAGAATGTCACCCCGGCTTCAGTACGTGCTGCATCCGATTGCACAATAGCATCGTTATTTTTTTGGGTTGCAACGAGGGTAGCGTTAAGAACTGTATCTGTTGCACCAAGCATAGTCTGCTGTGCAACCACCGTGCCTTTGCTCTGCTCTTTATTCCCTTGCTCCGTTGTGGCGGTCATGTTCTTCACGCCCTTGTCGGTAGTCTTTTCGCGCTCCTTTGTGCCTTGCTTGACCTCTTTAGAAAGAGCCTTTTGGTGCTTCTTTTCTTCTCGAAGCTGTTTTTTGCGCTGCTTTTCCTCTTTCTTTTTCTTCTTACTGTCACCGAGGTCTGCATTAAGAGCAGCATTTACTCCTCCCATTACAATTCCTGCGCCTGCTTCAGCTAAAGAAGATTGCCCCGTAATGGCATCAGCAACAGAACTTCCTGCCTGTTCCGCTGTACCCCTAAACGCTGTAGAACCTTTTCTTTGATTTGAAGGCGAATTGCGCACTTTGCCTTGAGATTCCTGAGCATCTGTCGGCAATGCCTTTTTTGTGCGATGAGCAGGGTCGGAATACGATGTAGAATTTGCAGAAGAATCTGGTTCCTCTGTTCGTTCAGCAGGACTACCAACATCGCCCTCTGTTCCATCCGAGACCTTGCTTTGCAGATCCTTGGCAACCTCTAAAATACCTCGGACATTTTCTTGTATATCGCTTAAACCAACAACACCCTCCCGATTTTCTTCATTTTGAGGGTTATTGGTATTATGCGCACACTTTAATGCCGCGTTTGCCGGCGGTTCGTATGTTTTTGTATCAACCGTAGGTACAGGACTTTCTTTCTTTGAATTACCTGTAATTTCAGGATACTGGTCAGGATGAAAATCAGATGGAAAGTTATTCTTCCTCTTCTCTTCTACACGCGAAAAAGATTCGTGCTGCAAATCCGACTTTTCCTGAGAATTAGAATGAGAGTCAACAACATTGTCATCTCCTATCTTTACGGGGAGTTCTGCGCTAACCTTATCTTTCGACGGGTAAGAAGGCATAGTGTCGGGGGCGACACTTTTAAAAAGTCCTCCAGCTCCATGTCTTTCGGTGTTGTTGGGCACCAAAATAGGAGAAGTTGCCATAGGCGAATCCTTGTGAGCAACCGTGGGCAGCGCATCAGGTCCGCCTGGTCCCGAGTGCACAACGACATCTGTCTTTTTGTCCGAAATAGAATCCGATGGCTTTGTTTCATTATCCACAATTACATGAGCAGGATTGCCCGCCGTGCCAATATCCGATGTATTCATCGTTACCGCATTAGCGTCGGCATTAGCACGCGCCGCCTCTATGTCGGGCTGTGCGTTTTTCTTACCTCGCTTGGCACCTGCATCGTTGATAGCTTTCCACATCTGCGTATTGACATCGTTGAGAGCCATCTTGCCCCATGATTCAAGCATGGATTTAAGGGCAGACTTAATAGCGTCGTTTGCACTCTCGGCATCGTAGCGCATCTCGGCAAGAGCCTGTCCTACGGCAGCACCGAAATCCTCGATGGGCTGTACGAGTTCCTTCATCTGCGAGAGACGCGACTTCATTGCCGTTGCCATCTGATTGACATAAGCAAGCTCGGCTTCCTGACGGGCACGCTCGGCTTCGTCAATTAACTGTTTTTCCTGTGTGTTAGCTTTAACAAAAGCGTAATAGTTCTCAGCAGCTTGCATACGAGCCTTCATCAGTTCTATCTCCGGGTCGGCTGTAAGGTTGGCAAGACCGAGATTAGAGAGGAGGTTTATACGCTTACCGAAAAGGTTGCCCTCATTCTGTATCTTGCGCAACTTTTCCTGCTGATCGATATTACGTTTGTCGCGCTTCCAAAGAAAATCGGTAATTTTTTTAGCGTCATCGTACTGCTTCTTCTCTGCTGCGGCATACTCATCGGAGTATTGAATGAGCTTTTGGTAAAACAAACGCACATTCTCTTCCGACTCATTAAGCAGAGAAAGAAATTGCATAGGCATATTCTCATAATTCTCTCCAAAAAGAAGTTTAAGTAGAGCATCCTTTTCTCCACCCGTTTGAAATACATCAACAATATTGTTGCGTGCTTTCTCCAATACCTTTACGATAGAATTTCTATCCCGTTCAATTTCATTTATATCTATATCAACAAATCCGGTTTTTGCCAATCCAAGAAATGAGTTCTGCTGTACAACACCGGTGTAATCGTGCTCTAACAACTCCTTACGGCGTTGCTCGAACCATTTTTGTCCGAGTATTGCTTGTTCATTTTCGCTCTTCGATTCTTCAAGCCAAACACGATCGAGATATGCACGGTCGCGCTCATCAGATTTCAGTCCAACTATCTGACCTTTCTTTATCTTCGGCATTTGTTTGAGAAGGTCGGTACGCAACTTCATTACATCAGCTGATTGAACTGCTTCCTTCAACATTCTTGACTGCGATAATCCGTATTCGTCGTCCTTTTCTTTAAGGTCTTTATCCATTGAACCCTTAAAATCATCCCATGCTTTAGTGCCAAGAACAAGAGACTGTTTTGCAGCTGCAAGAGCTGCATGTAATCGAGCTTCAATATTTTCCACAGCATAGTCCTGCAAATCCTTTTCAACACCATCAGCAGTCATCTTTTCAATCATGGCTGTTTTCTGGCGCTCATAGAAGTTCTTTATCTTGGTGATAAATTCTGAAATATTGGCGCGAGCATCGTCTTCGGGGTTTTCAGCGTTACCGCCGCCTCCACCACCAACCTTTTTTTTATTCTTGCCAACCTTCTTACCTTCACCTTCAAGTTTGGCTCCAAATTTTTTATACAACGCATCCTCTTGTGCAACAATATCATCGTATTCTTTTTGAGCTTTGTCGCGTGCTCGTTTTGCTGCTGCTTTTTGTCCTGCTTGTCCGATTGCACCCTGTGCCTGACTGCCCATTACAGCACCGCCAGAAGTTACGGGCCTGCCAGGATTGACATCTACATTGGTATTGGCATAAGCATCTTCCTTTTGCTGAAGTTTAAGAATAGCATCAACTTTTTTTCGTCCAAGTTCAGCAAGTTTAGAGCGAGCGCCTTCCAGCTCGTAATAATCCTGCAAACGCTTAAAGTTTTCCTCCCAAGCCTCAGTGTTCTCTTGAACAGCTCCCGTCTCTGAATCAATCTTTGCGTTAAGATTAGGGATAGCACCATTCAGTTTTTTCATGGCTTCAAGACGAAGATCCATCGATGCGGACGTGTCGTGCATTACACGGCGCAAACGCTTCAGAGACTCCTGCTCTTCCATAGCTCTGCGCTGGCCTTCCTCTTGCACCTCATTGAGCACTCGCTGTCCTGCTGCCACTTGTTTGAGAGACGACGACCATTGCGCAAGTTTTACGACAAGGGTACCGGCAAGACCAATAAGACCACCCATCACGCTCATCTGTCCCACAAAAGACAGTTTCTTAAAGGACGAATACATCACATTCCAGGCTTTTGCAAGAGACATTGTTTTACCGGTCAGACCTGTAGTAAGTTCTGCCAACTTAGCAAATGCTCCTGCTACTCCAGCCGTACTCAGCATAGTGATAAGCGTTGGCAACATACCGAGGAGCATCTTCATAGAAGCCATAAGCAACGTGATAAGTATGCGCACTTCGGTCATAAACGTAACGTTATGTACGAGAGCGTCCACCATTTCATACCACGCCTTAGCCAAATCGCGCACTGGTCCGCTTGCCATGTCTGCCGAAACAAACTGTTTCTCAAAAAGGTTAGCGGCTCGTTCCATATATGCCGCAGCAGTCTCCTGCTGCATTTCATACTCCGTAGTGACAGCCGTACCTTCACGGAAAGCCTTGTTAGACTCAGCAACAGCCTTGTCGAGCATACCCACTTTTTCTGCCATCGTGACCATAACCTTAGTAAGACGAGCACCATCCTCAGAACCGAGATCCTTGAAGAGAGAGTTTAGTGCAAACACGTTGTCACTTTCGTGCATCTTATGGAATATGGTTTGAATGGCTTCCATACCCTTGCCTTCTTCAATCATCTTCTTCAACGAACCTTGCGCAATGCCGAGGTCTTTTTCTATTGAAGACGTTCCCTTACGCATCTAACCGTATGCTTGCTCTTGGCGATGCCGCCACCCTTACAACGCCGGATATTCTCGCTATTGGTTCTGCTGTTGACTCAATGGCCCTTGAACCCGAAGTGGCAGCTACTGCATTTGGTAAACTTGTGGTAGAGTTGCGTAAGGGAACGTCTTCAATAGAAAAAGAGGCTT